TCATTGCGCGGTCTCCAGTGACAGCGCCCATTCGTGGGCGGCCTGCAAGCGCGCGGTATTCGTCGCGCAGACAAAGGCGTCGTTTTCAGGGATCAGGATATTGCCGAGAGGAATGACGGGACTTCCACTGGATCCGTCAGCGCTTTCGGCGCTTTCGGTGGTGCCGGGCAAATCGGTTGCGCGGCCCGAACGTTGAGCGGCTTGGAACCGCAGGATGGCAGCATGATAGCGCTCGCCAAGATCATCAGCGCGCGCGTCGGCTTGTTCAGCGTGGGCAGCATATTCGGCTTCCTTCTTCATCTTGGCGGACAGGGCGATTGCGGTGGCCTCTGCCTGCGCGCGGGCATAGTTGGTGGCGTCTGCGCGGCGACCGGATTTTTCGGCCTGTAGCGCGCCCTGTGTGGCGCTCAGGCGGAATGTCTGGATGGTCAGGGCCAGAAGGACGATCGCGATCAGGGCTATGCGCCAGTGTTGGCGGACGGCGGATAGGGCGAAGGGGATGAGGTTCATGGCACCTCCCTCCTTGATCGGCCCGTTTTGAGCGCGTCTTGCAAACAGCATTGGGTGATCATCTGAACCAAATAGGCCTCAGCCTCAGCGCCAGGTTCCCGCTCTCCAATGTTGCGCCACAACTCTTGTGCGACGTGAACAGCTTCGTGCGCCAGTAGTCCCGCGATTTGCTCGAATGGCCTGTCTTTGCCTTGCTTCTGCATGGCTACGATGCACGTGAGCGCCCCGTTACGCTCAAGGAAGTGAGTTGTAGCATTGGCATGGGTCGAGCCTAGAAATGGAGGAATTTCCTCAACCGCAAGCCGTTTCATTTCCTTCTTGAACGCCTTGGGCGACATGGTGAAGCCGACATAGAGCGGCCATGCGCCCATGCCGTAATATGCGATGTGCGGGGAGTCGGTCACAGCTTCTGCTCCACCGGGATAGGGTCATTGGCCGGCTGATCGACCTTGACGGGGAGAGGGCCGCGCTGTTCGTTGCCGCGTGACGGGACAAGGCCGGGGGCCAACATACCAAGCACGCCGATCAGGCCAGTCATGATGGCGAGGTCGGAGCCGGTGCCGCCGATCTTGGACAGCAGCACCACGGCGATGAGGGTAGCGATGAATCCGATCAGGCCGGTCAGGGAGCAGCGTTCGATCTTCATGACAGCATCGCCTTGGCCTTGGCGTAATGCGCCTTGCGATCAGCCAGGCCATTCGATCCACCATTGATCCGCTTGGTGATGCCAACAATATCGTCATTGTCGGCCAGCGCGTTCAGGTTCTTGTCCCGCCAGAATAGCAGGGCGACATGCAGGCCGATCGACGGGTTTGCGACGATCGCGGGATATTCCTCGAAGTCGATCCCGGCCAGCTTGCCAAAGCGCGCGTAATTCGCCCGACCCGTTAGCTGGATAGGGCCGCGCCCTTTGTAGCGGACGCCATCACCGGCAACCATATTGCCCAAGTCCTTGCGCCCCTCATAAGCAGCGCCGCTGGCAATTTCCTCCATGTAGCGGAATGAGCCGCTTTCATGAACAAGCTGCGCCATGAAGTGCGCCAGACGCAGTGGGTTATCCATGATCCCAAACGCGGGGAAGTGGACATTGGCGGCGATGGCCAGCGCGCGGGCCTTCGTGGTGTCGGCACCAAACCGGGCAAACAGCGCGCGGTATGTGTTTTGACCGGCGATGCCATCGGCGGCAACGCCAAGTGCTGTTTGCAGATGCTTGACGTCCATCATAGTCCCACCACCTTTGCTGCCACCGCGAATCCGGCCCCAAGAGCCGCGAACGGCACCACGCGGATTGCCCATTCGGTTAGCTTGACCGCGCCCTTGCGCTGGTTCTCAGAAGCCTCCAGCGCCGTCACGCGGACTTCGAGCGCGGCGGTCGCGGCCTTGTTTTCAGCAACTGCGGCGGGAATGTGCGATGTCTTGTCCACCGCGCGCGCCACATCCTCGAACTTCTGCGCCAAATTGTTGACCGTGTGCACGACTTCTCGGAGTTGGCCTTCCATGCGCCCCACTGCTAGCGTCATTGATTGATCGTCAGGCACGGCTGTCGTCCACGAACGGCTTTGGCAGCAGCACGGGGGGAAGGGGCTTGCGCGCGCCGGTCGCGTAGAAGCTGGCGGGTACTGCGTAGTGCCTGGTCATGATATGTCTCCCGCGCGCGCTTGCTCCATCGCGCCGCGCAATTGCTCCAGCGCGCGGCGCGTGGCCGTCAGTTCGGCTTCAAGCGCGGCCACCTTGGCGATCAGATCGATGACGTCCTGCACGGCGACCTCGTTGATCGCCTCGATCACCGTTTCCAGCGGCAAACCCATTCCAGCGGCTTGATCCGGTGTCAGAGGGCCGACAAGCTCCCGCTCATGTCGGGACGGATCGAGCGCGCTTGTCACCTGCCGTCCGATGATCAGGTGAAATTCCGACGGCAGATCACTCCCTACGCCGCTCGGCGGACGGCCCCGGAAAGTAAATTCTTCAAACCACAAATCCATCATAGCCTCCGTCATGCGACCGCCGACACGTTGGTGCCTGCAATCTTCCAGTCCGTGCCGTTGTCGTTGACCAGTCCGCCGGTTCCCGCGCCGCCGCCTTCCTGCACACCAGCGCCATTGAACACGCGACAATTGGACGCCCACGCCAGACGCCCACCTGTGCCGGGCGTGGGAAGCGTTCCGACCGTGTAGGATCGTGCATTGAAGAGGCGGTTTGTGTCGATCGCGTCCACGCCGCCGACCTTGAGCGCCGTGGTGTTGATCGAGCCTGATAGCGTAATGTCGCCTGCCGCCTTGTCGATCAGCAGCGCCACCAGCGTTCCGCCGCCGTCAGACCTGACCACGCGGAAGGCATTGGCCGTGCTCACATCAGCAAACCAATCGCCCGCGACATTGTTGCCATAGCCGAAAGTGACCTGCCCACCTTCGAAACCAGCGCCCCCGCGTGTCAGCGTGAGCGTGCCGCCCGTCGATGTGCCAGCGGTCTGGCCGACAGAGACATTGTTTCGGAAGTCCTGCGCCGCCGTGAATACGTTGACCTTATCGGTGAAAACATAGTTCGCGCACAGCGACCCGCCGACAACCTTCCATGCGGTCGCATTGCGCTCCAGCACTGCCGCGCCGCCAGCAGAGAAGATCATGGAAGATCCGTTCTGCGTTACGATATTTCCAGATGCTCCAAGCGTCAGCCCGCCCGGCACATGCAGCACGATGCGCTGGCCGAATCGCCCGCCGGTGATCGTGTCGATCTGGGTTGTGCCGGTAACTTCAATCTCAAAGTCGTTCGGGCTGAGCGTGATCGTCCCAGCCGACGCAATCGTGGGCTTGTAGGCGTTCGCCACCTCCGCCGTGCAATTGGTAAAGCGCGTGTTGCGATCGATGCGCGTCACCGTCGATGTCGAGAAATTCTCGACGCCGATGGCAAAGCCCCGCATATCGACGCCCTGAATTTCCGTGACGCCTGCGGTGCTGGCTGTCTTGACGCCGCTGCCGCCCACGGTCGTATTGCGAAGCGAGCCGCCCCGGATCAGGATGTCGCCATATTGATTGACGATCGCGGCGGTGGTCGTGACCCAGACAACCGTATCGGACACGAGAAGGCCGACACGCTCGTTCCCGAACTGGCCCGCATTCCAGATGCCATATTGCTTGCCCGCCGTCTGACAACCCAGGATGCGAATTTCGCGCGTCAGGCCGGTCATCAGGAAGCCGATGGAGCCGTCCGACGATCCCGGCACATGATCATGCGCCACATTCTGCATGGTCACGCTGGCGCAGTCGCTCAGCCAGCTACCGCGATTATAACCATAGCTGAAAAAGCGGTTCGTCATGGTCCAGTCGTTGACGCCGGACAGGCGCAGCGCCGTCCCTGTGCGCTTGAGTTGCGCGCCATCCGGTTCCGCCGTCGCCGCGACTGTGCAGATTGGCCAGCAATGCACCGCGTCGATGCGCGCGATGTCGAGATAGTTGTGCAGCCATATGCCGTTCTTGTTATCAAGCAGCAGCGGGCCGATGCGAGACCGGCTATACTGCGCGACATTGGAGGCCGAACTTGTATCCTCGCACTTGAAGGGCCACTCGAAACCGAGGATCATGCCTTCGATGACGTGATCCGAAGTGTTCTTGAGAAGGGTGATGGCCGTGCCCAGCCACAGTGCCGCCACTTGCGCGGACGTGTTGTTCATCGTGAGGCCCGCGCGGATCAAAGAGCCTCGGAAGCCAGAACCATTGCCAACCTTGATCGTCGCAGTCGGGGAAACCCAGACCGCGTTCTTGAAGCTTAGTAGCCCGCTGCCATAGTTCGAGCCAGAGCTGACCTTATCAAACTCAAGAACGACATTGTTGTTGAGCGTCAGATCAGAGCCGAGATAGGGACGCCTGCCGTAAGGGATGAGGATCGTGCCGCCGCCTTGGTTCTCAAGCGCGGTGGCAAGCTGTTGCAGATATGGCGCGTCGTCCGTGCCAAAGCCGGTGGCGGTGTTATAGTCGCCTACCACGTCAGCCATTACTGAGCGGCGGGACACAAGATCGAGCGCTCGACCAACTGAGCCTGCCGGCTGCCCCTCTGCCAGAGCGAAGGGGACGATCTCCGCCCCGTCCTTCAGCAGGCTGTAAATCTCCACCCCGGTTTGGACGCCAAGATGCTGCCCGCCGAGGCTATAATCCAGATCATAGGTTCCCGTCTCGACCCAGAACTCATATGCGCCATTGCCGTTGGTGATTGCCTCAGACAGCGGCGTGCCGGATGCGTCCGCATAAATGGGCTGGGCGACGCCATCGACCATGGGCAGCACCCGAACGCCTGCATACGTGCGCCCGGTATCGGACTGAAGAACCGTTCCACTTCTATAGGCAAGAGCCATGGCTTTAAGGCTCCACGATCAGAGAGATGTTGTGATAGGCGACGGCGACTCCAGCCATCACACGCCGCCCCTCAAAGTGAACAGCAGACTGCCATCTGGTATGCTGGTCTCCACCCCATCCCCTGCCGTAACTGCGCCTGGCAGGTTCGCCATCGTGAGAACTGCGTCGGACTGGTCCAGCAGCCATATGCGGGAGATGCGAACAGCAGGCAGGTCTGCCGGAAGCGGGATGTCTACCTTATAAAGCAGTTGCGGCGTCGGGCCGTCATACATCTCCCACGCCTGCCAACGCGCCGATATACGAGGCACTGGCAGTTCAACATCATCATCGCCGCTGAACGCAATTTTGAGGGCTTGGTCAGACTGGAGCGCGGTAAACACGTCCGCGCCAAGTGCGCGATAAAATGGCAGGACAAAGCTGCTCATAGGACGATACCTTTTTTAGCGATCACGCTCAGCGCGCGTCTGTGGGCCTGCCGACTGGGGTAATCGGCACGATTGGATGATGGCGCGATCGGCCCCAAGCCCATGCGCACCTGCTTGGTGTGATGTTCGAGTTGTTCGCGATGCGCCTCACGCGCGCGCAGGAACTCTTCTCTTGATAACAGGGGCTTCACGTCACGGACTCCAGATATTGATGACGTTATGCCGCACCACCGCCGCGCCTGCCGAAGCAGCGACAAGGGTTGCCAGCGTATCGTTCTCAGCTACTAGGAAGGCTGCTTCGATCACCGCCGCTTGGGCGCTGCCGGTGATCTGGCCGGTCATGCCGGTAGGGTTGCCGTTGAGGTATACCGTGTAGGTATAGCTCTGGCCTGCGCCAGGCGGCGACGGGACGGCAATCTTTGTGCGGGTGATAACGCCGGGCCGGTCTATGATATGCGCGCTGGAAAACGCATCGGCGGCATTGCCGTTCGGTCCCACGAATGACGACGCACCGGCGGCGATCGTCGCGCTGCACAAATTGGAAAGCGGCTGCTGTTCGGATAGGTTGAGTGGCGCAGCACGGCGCGGCGAATTGCCGGACAAGGTGAAATTGGTTGATGTGGAGCCGTTTAGGAAAGGCTGCTTGCCAGGGCCGGGGTTGCTCAGGTCGCAGCCAAGAATCGTGAAATTCGCGCTCGCGCCTGTCTCGATGACGAAGTTTTCCGCCTGCTGAACGTCGAACACGCCCAGCGAGAAATTGCCGATGCGACAATTCTGGAATGACCAGTTGGACACGTTTGCCCGCACACGCACGCCGGGGTAGACGTTGTTGTAACCCAACCTCCGACTGTTGCGGCTGATCGATGTGCCAGAGAAGCGCACATTGCTTCCGCCTTGGATGTCGACGCCGCCGCAATCATTGTCGCGGAACGTGCCGCCGATCACACGTAGGTCGTCAAGTGCGATGCCCTTGATGACCATGCCCGCGCCGCGCTCCGACCCAGAAGGGCGAAACGCACCACCGCCCGCGCCAGCGGCCCAACAGCCTTTCATTTCGATATCTAGGACATAGCCACCCGCGCCCCCGTCCCATGTCCAGCCCTCATAATAGCAGCTATCAGCCAGCACATTGTCAAAGCGGGCGAAGCGGACCCAGCTATTGACAGGCGGAGCGCCTACCGAGCCAAGGCCCACCATCGTGATGTCGATGTCCCTGAAGAATTCCCCGGAACCCTGGAGCATCCACAAGCCGATGCTGGCTTCAGGGTCTCCCAGAAAACCAAAATTGGAAATCTTGCCCGACTGCCATTGCGTGCCAGCGATCTCGTGACCCGCTGAATATGCGTCCAGCTTGATCCCGTGGTCAGTGAAGAACAGGCAGCGGAAGTCGCGGAAATGGGCCTGATAGCCGCCCGTGAACGTGATCTGCTTGTTGTAACTGATGATGTCGAACCGCTCACAGACGAAGTTGTCGTTTGCGTTCTCAATGATCAGCGCCGTGCCGGTCGAACCGCTATCACCAAAGCTGGCGACATTGCTCGTTAGCGTGATGTCCGAGATGCCGCCCGCTTGGGCAAATACCATGGCAAACTTAAGCAAATTCGCGGTCATGTTCATCTGAACGATGCGCGTGCACCCCATTCCGTCGCCGCGCAGGAACTTGAGGCCGGGAATGATAATCTCGCCAGTGACCAGATAGTCACGGTTCTGGAAAAGCAACTTGCTCGCGCCCGAACTGATAGCACGAACGATGCATTGTGTGTCATCTGCGTCGATGACCTGTTTATACTGATCGACCCATACGCTGCGGCGCAGGGCCGTCTGTACAGTCTCCTCAGCCGCGCCGGTGCCAGTCTGCTTGAAGCCGATCAGGTCGGAGCCGTCCGATGCGGACAATTCATCGAATGATGGGAATACACCGGACCCCGGATTGCGGATCGGATCGCGCGTAATGATCGTGCCATCAGGCAGGCCAACGACCAGCTTATAGTCATCGTCTTGGAGCCAGATTGGCGGCAAGCGGCCATCGGCTGCGCTAAGCACGGGGTTGGTGTTGGCGACCTCAAGATCAGGGTCAGCGTAAGTCGCTAGCGGTGTGCTGGTCCCGGAAGCGTACCAAAACAGCCTTGTCCCCGGCAGAACCTCGCCTGCCAAGCCTTCAACGCTGAAAATACCGGGATCAAAGCGGAACGGCATCAAGACAACTCATCATCCGACCCGAAGGTCAATGGATGCGGTTGTCTGATTGGCTGCACGTCCCGCGATCGTGCGCGCATGGAAGCGCTGCCGGGGAGAGGTATAGCAGCATTGGCAAGGAAGGAAAAGCCCTGTAGCTTGCCGCTTAATGAAAGTCTGGCACCTTATCGCCTTCGTCATCCTGACGTGGGCCATCACCCGCAGGAAATGGCCCACCGGAATATCATTGGCGCTGGCTGTTTTCCTCTTGCCCTACTGACGCGGCGGATCGCATGGTGACATTGTCGTTCGCAGCCTTGAACAGGGCTTGCTCAAACTGTGAAAGCTCGCTTGACAGGAGCGGACTTTTCACCGTCATCTGGCCAAGCTTCTTAATGTGAGAAGTGAGGCCCGGTCCTTGCTTTGGCGCGCGCAAGAGCCAGTTGACGAATTGCGGAGACGCCATCATTCGGCCAGTAATATACTGTCCGACAGCAGGCAATGCCGCAGCGGCTGCCAGAATAGGATGACCCGTGAATAGCAACCCGGCTGCGGTGGCAAGTCCCCCGCTGGTCGCATTAGCGCCAAGTCCACCACTTGAGTTGGAGAAATTGGCGTAGCGCTGGGCCTCCTTGGTCCCTTCCGAAACCTTCGCCAGCTTTTCAAGGGCCGTCCTTTGGGCGGGCTTGAACAGGACCGCCTTGGCTCGATTGTCGAGTTGATTCCAGTGTGTCAGAAATTCAGCAAACGAAAATGCATCCCCTTGTGCATTTTGCGCACCCGCCGACCTTCGGCCAAGATTGGCAATGATCGTGGCCGACACGATGTCTGCCTCATCATCTGGCAGTGAGCGCATCATCTGCGCAAGCTTGGCCGTCTCGCCCTTGGTTTTGGACCAGTTCTGTATCTGGTTAAATGCCGCCTGACCGCCTTTATCCAAGTCTTTACCAAGCACCGGCGCGATGACATTTTTGATGCGGTTCTCACGGGCGCGGAAGTAGTCGTTGGCACGCTCAAACTCGCGCAACGCTTTAGGGCCGGCCTTTTCTGCTGTGGCCCTCATATCATCTGACAAGGCTCCATACAGCTTGCGCATGGCGGAAGTCTCACTTCCTTCCGTGCCAAGGCTCGGAGAACCTACAATTTCGCCAACGATCGACCGCAAGCGCTTCATGTCCTGCCACGAAAGCTTGCCTCCCATGGGGGGCTGGTTCGCCTGAACATAGGCTTCATCTTGCGCCGCCCTGGCTTTGGTTAAAGCCCCCTGCGCCTCAGTCACCTTTGCCTCTGCTGCCCCTATCTCCGCGCCCCTCGGATTACCCGGCAAAATCGCCGCCCTTTTCAATTCTCCAAGCGCATCTTGGGCCGCTTGGAGGTCGTTGACTGCACCTCGCACCTTTTCGGTTTCCATGGAGAGTCGAACTTGCCCGGCCTGCCGCGTATCAGTAGGCGTCAATGCCTCAAGCGTCTGGCGCAGGCGTGGATAGCCGGTCCAGATGCGCGAAAGCTCATCGTTGCTTTTCATCCCTTTAGTAATTTCATTCAGTGCCGTTGTGGTACTCGATGTCGTCGCCTCCATCTCTGGTGTAACCGAGATGCCATCGTACAATCTCGACGCGCGCGAGTCCGTCTTTTTGATCCAGTCGGTTAGCCCCGATTTGGCGGACTGCCCCGCGCCATAACCATCCGATGGCGTAGCATATCGCGATGCCTGCGCGTCTCTTACGCCTTGTCCCTGAACGGCCGCACGCTTTGCGCGCTCAATAACAGGCTTGGCACCAAAAGGGCTTTGCGCCGCACCTGCGGTAAACCGCCGCGTCGTCGGGCCGCCAACGTCCGCAGGCAAAATATCAATCCCAAGATCAGTAGCAGCCTCGCCCACGTCCCGCGCCGTATCGGCAGCGCCGCCGCCGCCCGGTCCAGAGGGAGGCCGCTTGTTCTTCCAAATCTCGCCAAGCTTGCCAAAGCCCGCACCAATGGCCGCGCCGGCAGCACCACTCTTCGCAGCCCCGGTAAAGCGGTCCTTCATGGTCTCGCCAGAGCCAAAGCCATAGCCAGCACCCGTCATGCCGCCCACGCCCGCCAGTTCACCGACAGTCGTAGCGCCGCGACCGATCGGGAAGGCCAGACCGCCCGCGAGTTGCCCGCCACCACGCAGCCAAGGGCTATATTCCGCGTCGTAACGGTCGATGGCGCGCTGGCGACGCAGATTGTCGTCCATCGTGCCGCCCTTGAAGAGCGTATCCCCGGCAGCAGCCAGTTCATCGGAGAAGCCAAGCGACAAGGTATCGGCGGCACCGCGCACGAACGCATCAGCCCCTTCCATAGCGCCACCTTCGCCGCGCGCATCGGAGATATTGGGCGGGCGTACGATACCACTGGAGGCTGGCGCTACCCCGCCGCCCTGTTCGCGCGCCTTTACGATGTCATCGGCGTTCGCAACGTCCCAACCCATCGCCTTGGAGAAGGTGCGAATCTGGTCCGCCGTAGCGTTAGGATTGGCCTTGTTGAAAGCATCATAGGCTGCCTGCTGCTCAGGGGTCAGCCCGCCTTGCTCAATCTTGTTCGCCACGTCGCCGGGGACGAGGGTGCCGGTTTCCGTGGCAGGGGCAACTGCGCCAGCGGGGCGTGGCACTGTCGCGCCCGGCCCAGCGGCAACTTTAAGGCTTTCGATAACGCGGCGACGGGCGGCGGCCTTCTGCGCGATGACTTCCGGGCTGTCACCAGTCTGTGGGAAAAACACCTTTTCCTGATTGTCATACTCGTTTTGGCCAATCGCAGCGCCGGATTCGTAGCGAAGCGATGCCAGGATAAAATCCCGCTTTGCCTGTTGCGCCTTCTGCCGCTCCGGCGACGTATTGGCGTTCACTACGTTCGAAGGCAGCACGGCGCGCGCGGCGTCCCCCAGGAAGCCAACAGGGCTGCCGCCTTCGCCAGCGGACAGAAAATCATTATCCGCGCCGATCGCACGTTCATAGAAGCCGGTAGATTTACCCTGATACTCGGTCAGGCTGTTGCCGCTCGATTTTTTTGGAGCCAGCCCCTGCGCGCGATAGGTATCAAGCTCGGTCTGGTGTTCCGGCTTGATGCGCCCAGCGACCTCCAATTCGATCAGCTTGGCTACGCGCGGGTTCGTTGCAATGGTGCTAGGATTCGGCTGTGGCATCAGTAATTCAGGTCCGAAAGGTCAGTGCGGACGCCGCCGCCAGAAGCCGCAAGCGCGGCGCGATCTTTGTCACGTTCCTTGAAACGGACAGATGCACGGGCATCAGCGCGGTCCGCTCTTGCCTCACCCCGCGCAGCGCGAGCATCGGCACGATCGGCGCGCGCGTTGTCGATTTCCTGATTAGCCGCCCGCAGCCTGTAATCACGCTCACCCTCCGCGCTCGAAACGATTTTTTCAATCGAGCGGCCCTGTCGGTAGTAACGTTCAAGGCCATCGTCGGACAGGTCGGCCTGCTGCAACATCGCCGGATCATACCCGCGCTCGATCAGATATGGTGCCCAATTACGCTGAAACTCGGCTTGGCGCTGGCCAGCGGGGAGATTGCGCAACGATGTAGCGGCCACGGCCATAGCCTCGCCGCGCGCCTGTGCCTTTTCAAGTTGCTGCTTGTCGCTGTCATGCACGAGCCTCTGGATCTGCGCGGCTCCCTGCGGGTCGATCGCATACAGTTCGCGCAGTGCGTCCATGTTTACCGCCAGGCCATCTGTGCGCGGAGGCAGGGGCTGGTCGAGCGCTGGCAACTGTGGTCGCGCGGGTTCTAGCGCAGCGGCGGCAGATGATGGATCATATTCCGTCACCCCATGCTTGGCCTTCCACGCCTCATAGTCCGCGTCCCCCATGCTGGAGCGCATCGCGGCTGCCCCGGCAGGGTCAATATAGTTTTCTGGCACGCGCGCGGGCGCTTCCGCCTGTGGGACAATGTCGGGAGGAGTGTCCGCAACAGGGGGCGTAACTCCTCCCGCAGGTTTGTTTTGATCACCTCCCTTCATGAAAAGGCGCGCTAGAACCTCATCCTTTCGGTCTTGGCGTTCAGCGTCCTTTGCCTTCATTTCATATTCCCGCGCCTGCATCAGGTCCGCAATGCGCTGGCGCTTCATCTGCTGGTGCATGCCCAGCATGGAAGGAATATCGACCTGTTCGATGCCGAAGGGATTAGCCATTATCCTACCCCCGCCGTCTTGACAGGACTAAATCCGCCACCGTTCTGATACAGATAGAGACTGGCCAGATTGTTGACGGTCCCGTTAACGGCGCTTCCCATATTCGCATAAGAGGATGCGGTCGCATTGCCCGCCGCCGTCGCCGCATTCGCCTGATTGGCGGCATTGGTGCCGTAAGCCCCTGTGATCGCGTTCGCCGCGCCTTGGCCCGCCGCTGCCGTCGCGCCCGTGGCGGACTGCCCGACGCCAGCCAGCGCTGCCAGGCGGTTGGCGAAATTCTCGTAATTGCTTGCCGCAAGACCAGACGCATAGCGGATACGCGACTTGTCCGCCCCGCCACTATTCAAAGCACCGCGCGCGGAATTAGCGCGGTCGATCGCCGACAGCCCCTGATCGCGCTGGAATTGGTAGCCCGGTGTCGCCTCCAGTGCGGCAGTAGGGTCGATCCTTGTCCCGCCAACGCCATAGAGTCCAGCCAGAGTATCAAGCGCCTTATAGCCGGTCTCGCGATAGGGTGCGTAATCGGCGCGCGTCTGGTCGTATTGACGGCGCTGTTCCTCGATCTGGAGTTGCGTCCCGCGTTCAGATGCTGCGGCTGCGGTATTGGCGGCGTTCTTCTGCGCCTTGGCCGCTTTGGACCCGGAGATTGCGGTCGCAGCGCCGCCGACAACGGCAGCGCCTGCGATTGCTACTGCTGGAGGCACGGGCTGTCCTTTCTCATCTCGAAATATTCGACCATCTCGCCGGTCCCTGAATGCGGGCGCTGGCCATCGGATCGAAAGCCAATCATGCGGGTAAACAGGCGGGCAGGCCGGTCAGTCATGGGTATGCGCCCGAAAACGACGATCGCGCCCAGCACATTGAAGCAATAGCGCAAACCCTCGCGCGCGCCGTGGAGCGCCTCCTTTCCCCTGCCGGTAGGGCGAAAGAACATGTGCGCTTCCAGAATCGATGAAGTGATAGGCTCCAGAAAGAAGCCGCCATTAGGTGTCAGCAGCGTAATGACGCGCGACATTATATCAGCAGCATCCGCGCCGATGATGGAACTGACAAAAGGCACGTCGGCGTCTGTGCCGAGCCTTACGCCTGTCCCGTGTGATTGATGTGCGAATCCGTGCATGAAGTCTCAGACAACCCGGTTGAAGCCGAAGATCGTTGTCTGAGAGGACGATGGCCCGATCATGCCATCAGCGCACATGCGCCCCGCGCCTTAATAGCATGACGGCCCTCGCAGGGAAAGCCCTACGTCAAATTGCCATTGGCTTGCAGCAGCGTGATCAGATCGGAGAGGGCCGTCGAGATGGCTTCTGTCGCGTTGGCGATGTCCTGCACCTCTGTCTGCGTTGGCGGATCGCTGATAACCGGCGCTGTATAGGGGGAGAAAACAGGGGCAGCACCCGCCGACAACGCCGATATTATGCCGGTCGTGTCGTCATAATCGACACCATCGCCAGCACTCAGGGACGCCCGCGCCCGCGCCTCCGTGAAGAAGAGATTAGACGCCCCTTCCGTGATGTTGTCGGTATCCAGGTCGAACTCCTCGACCGCGCTGGCCCGGCCATATTGATCGAAGGTTACGCGGATCGTCTGACTGGCCGAGCCGTGCGGACCGGGCGCAAGATCAACCTCGTCCAGCGCCACAGTTGCCGCGCCGGGGGCAAACTCAACCTTGATGCCGTCTCCCGGTTCCAGCAGGCGTTCATTGCCAAGAACGTCAGAGGCCCCGGACGTGATATAGGGCGCATCCTGTATCCGCTGCAAAAGATCCCCGCCGACAAGGCGTTGAATCGAGGCAAAGAACCGATACCATGCCGGGTCGATCATGCCGCGCGCGTTCACGATCGGCGTTGACGGGGGGTTAAGCGCGAACGCCATCAGCGCACGTCCGCAAAATAGCCGATCGCGAATTTGCGCACAGGGTCGGTTATCTCAAGGTGCATCTGTCGCTGCCGGAACTGGCCAAGTGACCGCCATATGGCGCGCGTGCGGTATTCACCGACCCTGCCCAGCGAACGCCATATCTCGTTGGACCATGTGCGCCCGCCATCATCGCTGTAGCGCAGCATGATTTGCGGGTCAGAGCCTTGCCCATCATTCAGGCCCACGCCGGTCTCGAAATAGGCTTCGAACTGGTACATCGTGACGCGCTGGCGGGACGCTTCCAGCGTGGGAAGGTCGATCTCCACCTTGATGATCGCGTCATCCTCCGTGTTTACGTCCAGATCGGGATAATAGATTTTGCCGCTGGCATTGTCGCCCAACAACGTCTTGCCATAGACGGTCATGGATGACCCCGCGCGATAGCTGGTGCGGCCCCATGACCGGCGCTCGTGCCATGCTCCTGTCGCCATATCATAACAGAACGTGCCGCTATCGATGGTCAGGCAATAGAATTTATGCCCCTCCTGCGTGTAGCTGAACGCGCGCGCGAACGTCGCATCGCCCATATGATATTCGATCGCGTGCGTGCTTATCCTGACCGGGGAATAGCCGTCCAGCCTGTAGATGATCCGGTCGTCACCCATAAAATGGACGCTATTGTCCACCTTGCAAATGCTATCGCGGTCGAATGCCCCGCGCTCGATGAACGCATTGCCCTGCCGCTCGAATGCGTTGTCCGCCCCGCCACTGTTATAGAATATCTCGATGCTGTTCCCGCCGAATATCAGCAGTTCGCGATGATTGGCTATGATGCCGACAATACCGTCTGGCGAACCCTCCGCCGATATGATGTCCAGGCCGTCATAGACCGTTCCATTGTTGATCGCGGAATAGGCGACCTGCGCGCTGTCCCTGAGAGACCAGAGGAAATAGCCATCAATATAGGCGATGTCGGTAACAGCGGGCAAATCGGCAGGCGTGACGAGTGCGCTGCCTGTCCAGACATAACCGACGCCGTCCGCCGCTATGCCAAGCTGGCTCCCGTTGTCGGCCATGCGCACAACCCCGTCGCCTTGGATGGTCCCAAGGCGCTGATAGCTGCCGTCCGATAGTATCGAATACAACCCAGAACCGGAGACAGCATAGGCCAGCCCGCCCATAACATGGGTGCCGCGTACCGGCCCTTCCGGCAGATTCGCGAACGCCACCAGGCCCGGCACCGCCATGACGGCAAAATCCGCGCGCTTGTCGCCGTCCGCCTTTTCGGCAAATGCGTTGACCAGCTTGGCGCCAGACCATGGCTTTGAACGGCCCTCGCTATATTGAAGGGCTGGCTTGATCTGGCTCAGCGCCACGGTGCGCCCCAATTATCGGGTTGCAGATAGATGCTGGCAGGCTCATTGTCCCACGCCTTCAAGCGGGCGAAAAGCGCGTCGGCTAGTTCATCGACCTTCACGTCAAGCCCAGGATCATTTACCGGATATTTGAGTTTCAGCCGTTTGGCGAGGTTCATCACGAACGTTTCCTGCCACTCTGGCGGCATGTCCAAAGTGTCGTTGCTGTCGTCCATGATGAACATGGGCCGCAGTTCATCCACGATGACACTGATCTGCGAATAGACCGCCGACGATGGGGCGGGCCATAGATATAACGTGCCCGTCTCGCGCTGCGGGTCATAGTAGAAATTGACCGGCGTGGAAGGGCTGCTCAGTTTGTTCGGCATGTCGAGATATTCTTGCCGCGACCATTCCGTCATCGGGGTTTCGTAGCCGCCTGAAAGCTGCTTCCTGCGCGCGGACAGGACGCGCATCGGCTTAGGTGACAGGACATAAGCAGCCTGATTGATGACGGGGGTTATCGTGCGCTGCGTCCGCCGCCACAGGTCGTCCATCGCGTTCCATGATTGCGTCATGAGTTGCGCGGACATTTTGCCCCGCCGGTACATATCCGCGTTGATCGGCTCGCCCTCGGAGCCGACCCCAATCACGTCGAATGCCTCGCGGATCAGTTCATTCAGGACAAAGCCGGTCGCCGTGACGTTGGACCCGGTTCCTGTGACCGATGGAAAGGCGATCGTCATTTACAAATCCTCTGGGCGAACGGTCCCGACAAGAAAGTTATCCGGCGTCTCCGGGCGCGAATAGGGCAGCGCCTGCTTGTCAGGAACGCCCCGTACGAAGTCTTGCTGATTCCTGCGATCTACAAAACGCCTATCGACGAGCGCGCCATCCCACTGCCGCACGAGAGCCGACAGCTTCACCTTGAAACCACTGGCATCGCAAATTGCATTCGCGCCGGGAGAGCCGTATTTCGCCATCAGTAGAGCGCGAGAATATTGGTCGCGGTGGTGCTGGTGGAATTGATCTTGTCCACCTGAACCGGAAGGATGCCGACAGCGACCGACTTCAACAGCACTGTGTTGCCGCTGACCATGCGTACCGAAATGTCGCCGGAAACGCCCACGTACAGGCCGCGCGTGCCGGGGATGACGGTGCTGTCGCTTGGCGTCACCGCCACGGCGTCATGCGCGCCGGATATGTCCTTATATGCGCGGCCCGCCATGGTCAGTCCTCCAGTTCCTTGGGGATGGTCCAGCCATTGGCCTTTGCCAGTTCGATCAGCGCCGCCAGCTTTTCAGCGTCGGTCAGCTTCTTGGCGTCCTTTTTCGCGGTCGTCATGGGTATTACCTCGCCTTCGATGCAAAGAGATAATCGACAGTCAGCGTCTTTGCCGCCGCCGAACCAGTCTGGATGCCCATGGAAGGCGTCAGGGTTGTATCGGGTAGATATGCCGACGCTACTCCGGTCAAGGAGCCTTTCTGGACGCCATCCTGAAAATAGGCGACAGTATCCTTGCCGTCCCAATACCAGGCCAGTTCGGTGAACGTGTCACTCACCAGAGTCCCTACGGTGGCGGAGGTCGATCCGGTGGAGGCGTTCTTGCGGCAGATGATCGACACATTTGCTGAGCCTGTGGACACAAGGAAATAAATTCCATCGGTCACGTCAAGGGGTGTCGTGTCCGTCACCTGAAGGCCAATCGCAACACTCGACGTAGTGGCAGCGCTCACCTTGAAACGCGCCGCGAACCATGCCGGTTTGCCCGTCTCCATCAGGAAGCATTCAGTTGTTTTCTGAAGGAATACGTTATCAGCCGATGTCGCGGACGTGACGATCGCCAACAGGCCACCATCCCCTGCCGTCAACGCTACAGTGCCGGTCCCGGTCGTGGTGTTGGTCCAGCTTCCAGACGTGTAAAAGTCGAAGTCATTATGAAATTCATGATAGCTCACCGGGTTCGGCAGGCCATAATTGCCCAGAGGGGCGGTTGGGCGGCTGTTAGTGACGCCGCTGGGGAAACGAGTTGGTGCAGCCATGGTATATCACTCCTGACGTTCAATCGAACGCTGTTGCCAGCGTCAGGGGATGGAAGGGGCGGGCACTTCCAACCCGCCCCAACCGATTACGCGCCCTGCGTGCCGTAGACCGCGCGGAAGTCGGTCCACCCGGTCGAATAGCGCTCATACGCCTTGTATTTCAGGTTCGACGTGTCGAAGTCGCCATCCTGTTCGAACGTCGCTTCCTCGCGCTGGAACAGCTTGACGCCTTCCGGTGCGTTGGTGCGAACGAACCATGCATCGGGATCGGTGAAATAGTGGTTCACCTTCGCGCCGTCAGGGAACAGGCCCATCGAGCGGATCGCGTTGACGGCATTGTTCGCCGTGTCGTTCTGGTTGATCGACTTCAGAATCCGGGTCGCCTCAAACATGAGGTTCACCGGGATATGCAGCGACTTGGGCATGATCGCGATCTTCATGCCGCGTGCGTTCTGTGCCTGCGCGATCTGGATGCAGATGTCCTCCAGCGACGCCTCCGACAGGTCCGCGTCAACGGCCAGGCGGTTCGACTGATTGCCCACCAGGGTAGGGTGAGCGGTCGAGATCATGGTGGTGCCGTCCGCGCCGTTGTACGAGCCATTGAAGGCCCGGTTATACAGGTTGGCGACGACATTTTCCTTGGTCTGGCGCATCGAGAAGGCAAGGCTGCCCGTCCGCTGCATCCCGATCTTCTCGTAGAGATTGTCCTTGAGCGCTTCATGCGTGATGATGAAGCCAAGGGCATAGGCGATATGGGTATAGCGAGAGGTCAACCCCTGCTGCGCCGTATCATAGACGATCGACTGGCCCTGCGGCTTGATCGGGGCCAGACCGAAGCCGGTCATTTCCTGATCTTCCTCATAGGCTTTGTCGGACGATTCCACATCGACAAGATCGGTATATTCGCGCGGGTGCTCCGTGTAGGAGGCACCCCAGCGCGCGTTGAGGCCGGGCCACAGAAGCTTGGCGATTTGGCCGGTTGTGATCGTGCTCATGGATTAGACCCCCGCGATCTGGTTGGCGAGACGATGGCGGTTGATGCGAACCAGGAACTTTGCAGGCCCGGTGTCGCCCGACGCATTGTCAGCACGGTTGACGATACCCATGATTTTCAGATCGAGGGTGTTGGTGGTGGCTTCGGTCGTGTTGTCGAGCGTGACCGCCGACCAGCCATAGGTCGCGTTGCCGCCGCTGCCCACGAAGTTGACGTTGAGGCCCACGGCAGCGTCGGTCAGGGCCGTGCCGCTGTTGGTGTCCTGCACCTCGTAGAGGCTGTTGGGGTCCGTATCGACCATCACGATACGCGACGTGGATGCTGCCACATAGGGCAGGCTGTCGCGGCTGTCGGGCAGGATCGCAACGATCACGCCGTCCATCACATCGCCAGTCGATGCGCGGGTGATGCCCGGCAGGCTCTGGTTGTTCAGGGTGTAGTTGGTGCCGGTGATCTTGACCGGATCGCCAACATAAAGAGCGGTGCTGTCGCCGCTGTCGTGGATGAAATGTTCGAGATTGCCGGTCACATACTGGCCGGACGTCCCGCGCTGAGGGACAAGGCCCCTCGGAAAATTCGCGTTCGCCATGATAGGCACCCTTTGTCACGGGGACCGAAGGTGCCTATCAAAGCAGCCTAACGATCCCGTTGGATCGAACCCTGGCCATATGTTTCGCTGTGCGTCATCTGGCCGGTGGAATCGCGACCGGCGGTGATGGCATCATCAACCAGACGGTTGCGGGCTTCCTTTTCAGCAACGCCCTCGGCAAACAGCTCGTCAGGGGTTTCCATCAGGTAAGCGCGGAGAGGCTCGCCATTCGCTTTTGTGCCTACCAAGCGAGAAATGCGAGACGAAGGGTCCGATGACGTGATCCCTTCTTCGGTGACGTGATCATAACCCAAATCGTGGGCGTCTGCAATACGGTTGCCATCATCGTTGAACCAGCGGCGCGTGAAGCCGGGGCGAGTCTTTGCGCCGAGCTTCAAGCTGAACCCGCCGACGCTCGCCCGACGCCTGCGCGTGACCGGGCCATCGGCTGTTTCGATCGTGACTTCCTTCTGTGGGGCCGGTGCCTGCGCCTGCATCTTGGGCTTTTCAGGCTCGACGCCGGTAGAGCCAAGCGGGACAACCTGCTTGCGTTCGCGCTGCGGGCCGGGGGTGGTGTGTTCTGCGGTCATGGTCGTTCCTTACCAGGCGTAGCTTTTGACATAATCCTCGCGCGACTTGATCAGCCCCTGCTTGACCCAGCGGTCACAGGCTGAGCGCGCTTCGGGCGGCAGGTCGTTGAAGGTCTTGCCGCCGCCACCGGGGCCGCGACGGGTGCCGCCGCCATCGACCGCGCTGCGTTTTGCAGGTTTGGCCGGCTCAGCGCCGAACGCTTCGGGGAAAGCATCCTCGAACTGTTCGCGCACCTTTTCCGTTACCGCGTCTAGGTCAGTGCGATCGAGAAAGCCGCCTTTGCGCTTGGCGATGATCGCGGCCTGACTGTCGGCATAATTCTGCATGACAGGGTTGGTCGCGTACCATTTATTGGCCTTGCCCCAATCGGCAAACTCCTTGGCGCGCGCTTCCGGGTCGTCATCTTCCTCTTCCTGCGCCTTGGGCTTCATGTCCTTGCGCAGTTCCTCGGCCTCGCGGTCGGCGGCACGGAATGCGGCGATGTCGCCAGCCTCTACCGCCGCCTCCTGCTTGGCCTTGATGTCGGCAATCGCACGCTCATAGGCCCGCTCTTCCGCCTTGGAGAAGAACTCGGCAGAGCGCTTCATATCCTTTTCCATGCGGTCGATCTTGGCCGTCAGATTCTTGATCGTGGCCTTGGCGATCGGCATATACTCGATCGAGCGCTTGTAGAACGTCTCAGCGTCGAGGTGGTGCTTGGGATCGCCCTTGAAGCCGTCGATGTCGGTCCAGCCCATTTTGCGGGCTTCGGCCTCATAGTCGATGTTTTCAGGAATATCCTCGCCGGGGATCATGGTCCCGGCTTCTGCTGGTGCCGTTGCCATTATGCTGCTCCCTCAATGCTTATTTTGAACACAATGTCACTGGTGTCAAAATCTAGGACCCGGGCGATCTTAACCGCCTTAACTTGCGGGATCTGCCGAAGGACCACATACGCGACAGCATCATGTATGTTGCGTTCCAGAAGGATGCCAAATAAGGCTTCCCCAGCGCTGTTAACGACTGCCATTATACCGCCTCCTCCAGTCGCCCAATCACATCCTCGTCGTTCATCAGCCGGTAGCTTTCGCCATCCAGTCCGGTGACTTCGACGCCCGAATATTTGCCGATCAGAACCCGCGCGCCGGGAGCGGGACGGGCGAACTCAGCGCCATAGTTGCGCGCGTCATGCTCCGCCTCGAACCATGCCGTTTCACCGATCGCGACGACCGTGCCCTTCATCATGGCCATGGCCTTCTTCTCGTTGACGCTATCGGGCAGGATGATGCCGCCCGCCGTTTTCGTTTCCACGCTGTCGGGCTTCACGAGAACCCGCTTGTCCATGGGAATGATGCCGCTGCTGTTCATTGTTCGACCTCGATATTGTAGAAATCCGCCACATCCTCAGAGGACAGATTCAGGATTTTCCCCAGGAACACTGCCTCCGATCGGTCCGCCGCCAACCCCCGACTCCATTGCTCCATCAAGACCATCCGCCGGTCCCTGAGGAAGCGCAGGAACTCCTGCGTCTCCGGGTGGCTCTTCCATGCCCCCAGCGTCTCCGGGTTGATCAAGCGGTTCACCATTGTCCTCCATGTCTGCGGCGTCGGTCGCCAGTTTCACAGCCGCGCCGACAAGCGCCGCCGTGTCGTTCAGCAGGTTCATGCGTTGGGCCGTCTGTGCGGCTGCCGTGATGGCCTGCGCCGCGCTGGCATTGTTGCGGCGGACCTCGCTCATCGTCTTGTCGCGCTCGTTTTCCTGCGACGCGGCGTCCAGCAGCAGCTTGGGATCGGGCGGCGGCGGTTCCTTGTTCAGCAGCGCGTCGATATTGGGCTGGCCAGTCGCCTCCAGATAACGCTTCACAAGCTCTTGCTGATTGACCAGCGGATTGCCCATGAACACCATCAACGCCTGCGCCTTGGCGGCTTTCTGCGCGTCGTTGACCATCGTGGGATCGGACACGGGGACAACGTCGATGTCCTTGTCCTGATAGTCCGCGCGGCCCACTTCGCCGGGCTGATCGGTCAGCGCATAATAGGCTTTGTCGTCCAGAAAATCGCGGTTGAGGCTGAACAGGATGCGCAGTTCCTGCCCGAACGCGCGGTGAATGCGTTTGAAGATCGCGGTCATGACCTTGGTGGCCTGTTCGATCTGCGCAAGCGTCGTGGTGGCGGGCGTGTTGGCGTTGGGTGCGCTACCGGTCAGCACGTCCTGAACGGCTGTGATCTCCTTGGCTGCGCCAATCAGCATTTCAAGCAGGTTGAACAGGACAGCCGATGGCCCAGGCAGATTGAGCGGCACGATATTCTCGCGCAGCGTGCCACCCGTCACATCGACGCGCTTCCACTCGCCCAGGCGGAACTTCAAGTCGCCGGAACGGATGTTGACCCCAGCGCCGACGAAACCGCCCTGCGCGTTCTGGAGTGCGCCCGCGTCCAGCATGTGATTGAGCGCCTTGTCGATCGCTGCCGTGATGTCGTCCAGCAGCGCGCCGAACCCGATATGATAGAATGACCCATCGGGCGCGGGCAGGAAGCCATATTGCGTGAAATATTGCTTGGGATCGATCCGCACCACTTCCTGCGTAGCGTTGTTGATTGTGACCGTATCCTCATCGAAAGCGGGTTCGATGCGGACGACAGACGATGTCTCGCGGCACAGCGTGACGATGTAGGGTTCGGGGTAATCGTCGCCATCCAGATCGATGCGGCAGAACTGCTCAAGGAACTCGACAGGAGCCGTCTCGCTGTCATCCTTCGCGCTCTCGACATGGGGCAGCGGAATCTTCTTCCAGATGCCGGAACGGAAGCGCTCCTCGCATTCGTGCGGATAGAAGCGCATGATGTGGGTGTAACGGGGCGCGGCCTCGATGCTTTCGGCCCAATAGTTGATCACGAAGTCAAGCGCGGTGACCGTCTGGCTCTCGTTGCGCTTCTGCACCGGGTCATGCCACGTCTTGCGGAACACGCTGCCCACGATCGGCAGTTGCAGCAGCAGGCGATCGGTTGCCTCCTCCCATCCCGGCATGTCGAACAGCAGCTGCCACGTCATGTGCTGACCGACACGTTCCGCCCGCTGAGTCTTGCCGGGCGATGGATTGCCCAGCACACGACCCTTGACCAGGCTTGCCCCGTCCACGATCGCGGGATAGGCGCGCGCCTGAAACTGGACCGCAGCGCTTGTCAGCAGCGGAAACTTGATATTGCTGGCATTCGGCCACGGACTGACGCGCTGTTCGCGCACCTGCATGGCGATGTCGAGATAGCGCTTGTACCGCTTCTCCCACGTATCGCCGTCCGACGCCTGATTGCGGCTTGCAAGGTCCGCCTCGAAGCCCTGCAAGCAACGCTGGCCGATGCGGCCAAGCTCTGTGTCATCCAGAAGCTCGATCAGCCGGTCAGCCGCGATGATGTCGGTTATGCGGCGCGTGGAGCCTTCTTCCTCGCCGTCATAATCCTCGATCGTGTCAGGTGCGGTTGCCATTAGTGGGCCACCACATCAGATGCTTGGCGCACCATCGCACCCAACTTCAACGCGCCAAATTCTTTCATGGCGGTGACGATGAGAAAGTCCATTTGTTCGATATTCTTGGCCAACTCCTCAAGCGGCTGAGAAGGCGTCCAGAAAAAATCCAGCGACCAGCGCTGCCCTTCCCGGTCAAACGCCGCTGTAGTGCGCCCCTGCCTGCCTTGCAGCCAGCGCGTCCACATGTAACCATTGCGCTTGGCAAGGTTATTAGCGCCCTCTTTGGCGAATTTCAGTTGATCAAGGGTTTCTTTGTCTACCAGTTTCATCAATGCCCAAACCTCCCAATGTCCTGTGGTTGGCGGAGGTCGGATTCCTCCCAATTATCATTCATGTGCATGTCCATTTCGCGGGGCTTGCCCATCGCGAAGGTGCGGAAGGCGTCGGCATAATCGGACGCCCAATCGTGAAGCGGCTTGTCCTTGTAGGTTTGCAGCTTTTCGTCCCACTCGCGCCGGTAGGAGCGCAGCGCATCGATCCCTGCGGCACATTTCTGGTCATCGAACATGCAGATCGCCAACACCTTGCGGACGGCGTTGATGTCATTGGCTACCGACGATGTACGAGGCACGACGCGCACATTCTCAAGGCCCAGCGTCCGCACCGTCTGCGCGTAAGTCTCAGCGTTAGGCAACCCCTTCTGCGCATGCTCAGCATCATGCGGCAGGAGATGTTCGCCAAATGTGTAGGCGGCGCGATGCTTGTGCGCGTCGTCGTTCGCCTGTCCACGGATGCGCGGAACATACCAGTCAGGTCCGCGACCCGACGATGCAAGACAGTCGATTACGGCCCACGCCATGCCGGTCCATTGCAGGAACCATATGACCGTCTGGTCAGAGCCGCCCAAGTCCCACGCCGTATGAACCTGGCGCGCCGGATTGTGCGGACAGTAACCGATGGCACCGCCGCGCTCCAGTTGGTCGATAAGGCGGGCATAATAGGCACCGGGCAATGCCGCGTGCCACGAAGTCATATACTCCTGATCAAAGATCGCTTCGCCGTCGCCTTCACCGCGCTCGGCTATCAGTTCAGCCTTTTCGCGCTCCAGCTGCTCAGGAGTGAATACGCCGGTCGTTTCCGCCGTCAGCCGCTCGGCAAACCAGTCGTCCGACCCTTCGGCCATAAGGTGCATGCGGTAGGCGTGATTGCGTCCGCGCGGCGTGGTGATGAATATCGCCCAGCCATCATTTTCAAGCAGGATCGGACGGATCAGCGACCATGCCTGCGGTGATGACAGCGCCCATTCCGAAAACACGACGCCAACGGGCGGCGTCCCTACCAGCGCGTCATAATTGTCTGATCCGATCGCCTGCCATGTCGAGCCGTTCTTGAAACGAATGAGCATGTCCTGTTCGCGCGTCGTCTCGCGTATTTCATGCGGGAAAGCATCGTCAATGCGGCGGCGTCCGGTGCGCGGGTTGATGGCGTCCCAAATCGCCTTGCGCGCCTGATTCTGCTGTGGGAGCAAATGCCAATATGTGCCAACGCGCTCGTGCATGGCGCAGGCAGCAAAGTGCAGCGACATGTCGTCCTTGCCATGGCGGCGTGGCCAGATCAGCGACGCGCGCTTGCCACCGTCATGCAGATACTTCCATGCAGGCTGCTGGTAGTGGCGCGGCGTCCAGCCATTGGGGAGGTTGATCGTCGTCACGGCTTGTTGACGTTGATGGTGACAGAGCCGGTGTGTTCGTGATCCTGCTTATCGCGCCACTTGTCGCCTTTACGGTTCTTCAACCAACTCATCGCCGCGCCAGCGTCGGGCGGCACATGCTCAATCGTCTCAGCCCTAGTTATAGTGCCTTGATAATGAAAGATTTTCTCGCTGTTGAAGCTGTAACCAACAGCGCGCTGGTAGAGGCTGCGCTCAACGCGCTCATCCAGCGCGTCCTTTCCAACAATGAGTGCCTGACAAAATTCTTCGTGTTCATGCTTCCATCGGTAGATGGTGCGAACGTCAACTTGGAAGAAATCAGCCAGTTCTGCGTCGGTTGCGCCTAGCGCGCAGAGCTTCTTAGCTTGGTCGGCATATTCAGCCAGATAGCTAGAAGGGCGGCCCGCGTTTGTCATGGCGGGCATACCAAATACACATGAAACACCGCCGCGCTATGCGGTCAAATTCAGCATCCCCATATTTTTCATTCTCTGGACATAGCGGCGGTCGGCCCCGGTGACGCGACAAACCTGCATGATGCTGCAAGGCCCATGCTTGCGCCAATAGGTTAGCACCCTGGCGCGCGTGACTGGCGGTCGGCCTCGCTTTGCAATGTCCATTCCCAACTCCCCAAATCCGCCCCTCAGAGCGCGTTTCCATGTGCTGCGGCACGGCCTGCGCTGGCTCTCCCTCGTCGCAACCCCTGCCGGAACAAATCCGCCTGCCTGCCGTGATACGGGTTGACGATCCTCGCCCCGATCTCACCGGCGACGATGCCCATGCGGAAGGCGGTGCAGCGTCCCCAGCGTTGGCGGGCGATGGTGCGGCAGGCTTCAATGCTCATGACGCAATGACCTTGGGCTTGACCAAGCGCCTTTTCCCGGAAACCGGTTTAAGGGCTTGGCGATGATCAGCGCACCGGCGGTTCAAGCCCTTGGTTACGAGACCCGTTGTTACCTGAAATGGCTGGCCACAATCCGGGCAATTTGTGGCCCATGTCAGCAGGCTAGTAGCTGTTCCATCCTTGCGCTGATGGGGCGCACTGGTGATCATTTCATATTTCTGCCCATCCAGCACAACGACCGTGCCGATTGATGGCGGTGAGCGGAAATCAATCTTGTTCATCACAGCCTCCAAAATACGGGTCAGTCTCATCGATCGGCGGGGCTTCATCGAGCCATGGCGGGGGCTCTGTTGGCCCGGCTTGGCGCCCCTCGGCCAGCGGGTTCAGAATTGGATTATTCCTCCAATCATCAGAGGATGGGGGAGAGCCCGCCAAGGGCTCCCCTTCCTCTATACATAGTATATGGGGGTTCGTGCAGAGCAGGGTCGGTGCAGTATTTTCAATGACTTGGCTTAGGGGTTCGTGCGGGTCGGTGCGGGGGGTCGGTGCGGGGTCGGTGCACGGATTTCCGCCATTTTCTGAGGGGGGTTCGTGCAGTGATTTTCCGCCCTCGGCAGCAACAATGCCCTGCTTCATGACCCGGTTTGGACCCCTCCAGAGGGGCTGATCGAGGATGATTTTACCAAGGCTCAACAGCCGTTCCATGGCCGCGCGCATGTCCATTTCCTTCACCCCTTTTGCCTGCGGCATGTGGGCGAAAATGCGCGGCGCATAGTTGATGCCATTGACGTGACTGACGGCGCGCTTCTGTTCCGTCGCCTTGGCCAGGCACACCATGAACAGGTCGTTCTCCCGCGATGCTTTGGCGATGGCTGCGGTGTCGATTTTCTGCTCTTCTGGCACCGCGTCAGGCAGCACGAACGAGCCTTTGAACCACATGAAATTGAGGTCGCCGCCGCGCTGCGCATAGTTGGATTTCTCGCGGCGCATGACACGCGCATCCGGGTCAGGGCAGTTGCCATCGTCATCGACGGGGATTTCCATGAACAGGCGGGACCGGACCTGATTTTCCCAAGCCGTGGATCCTGAGTAGCTGTCACCGGCCTTGTTGGGATGGCCTACGATGACCACAGCGCCATCGATCGCGATAGCGAGGCGGTTGCACAGGTTGATGAAGGACGCGACCTGATGGCGGTCATTCTCGTTGCCGGTGAACAGGTGCGCCGTGTTGTCGAGAACAGCAAAGCCGATTTCATGATCTTCACAGGCCTTCTGAACCTGTTGGTAGCGCGGCGCGATGTGCATCCGCCCGTCATGGTCGAACGTGGCCAGTTCGTTACCCATCTCGCCTTGCAGGGACAGCAGGAACAGCTTCCCGCTTAAATCCCCTATATCCACACCCAGGTTGGCGCAGATGGCCACCTGACGCCTGTGCAGTTCGTCGGCGTCATCTTCGCAGGTGATGTAGAGCGCGTTCGTCTGGACCGTCTCGACGCCAAGGAAGGGCAAACCAAGCGCGATGCACGTCGCCTGCTGCTGCGACACCAGCGACTTGCCAGCAGCGCCCTTGCCGGTCAGGAGCGTCGCCTGACGATCGGGGATATAGTCCTTGACTTTCCATGACCGTTCAGGGATCGCGACGCCGGACCAGCCAGCGGGGTCGATAAGGTTCAGGATCGGCGGGGGAGCATTGTCGCCCTCATACTCGGCAAAAATAGCATCGCGCGCGTCATCCATCCATGCGGGCGGCGCGTTTTCATCATCGAAGTCTGTTTCCGTCTCAATGTTACGCGGCACGGGATTGCGTCCCCTTCACTTCGATTTCAGGGATGCGCGGCGGGCGTGTCAGCTCCAGCCTGAGCGCGCGCGCAAATTTGCTGCTGGCGACATGGATGCGCTGGTGACGGCGCAGTTTTGTGCGCGATTCCGCGTTCCATTGCGTCACACATGCGCCGGTGCATCCCGCGCGCAGCCAGTCGAGCGGGGTGGCGTGCAGGTCCACCCATTGCTGCGTGTCGGGCCAACCGGCGTTACGGCTGATTTCGTCCAGATGATCATGGCCGAGCGCCCAGCCGGTGCCGGTGCGCAAATACCATGTGTCTGGATTGGAGGGATCGAACGCAATCAGGTCCGCGACCTTGCCATCTTCCTCGAGCGGCGTGATGATCATGATCTTGCCGGTAGGAACGGGCGTCCAGAAGTCGCGGCTGTCAAATTCCGCCGCGGTGATCCCGATCATGCTTTCCGCGATCAGGCCGGCGACGGGGATGCCCAGACCGCGCAGCATTTCGGCCTGGCGAAAGGACAGGCGACCAGTAGCCGCCGCCATTTCCTGCCACAGGGGATTGGGCGGGTCGCTGATCATATCCGCGCCTCCCGGATCGGCGCGCCGGCCAATCGCAAATGCGTGATCAGCGTTTCCGGCTTGCGATAAACCCCGCAGCCATGGCCCATCCGATAATAGCGGTTGAGCCGATCACACTGCGCGGGCGTCGGCATCGATTTGCCGTTCTTCATCTCCGCCAGGAACACGCCATGACCCGGCAGATGGACCGGCCAAGTGATGAGCAGGTCCAGCGCACCAGCGCGAGCGCCTTCTTTCCAACGCTGGATGCGCTCCCACTCCGATGACTTCCCGGCGTTGGGGATGGCCAGCACGTCGCACGATGGCCCCAACTGCCCAAGCATCGACAGGAACGTCATCTGCCGCTGCAATTCGGACGCAGGGTTGCTGTCCTTGGCCTCGATGAACCACGGCTCGTTCTCGCCCGTCTCGGCAAGGATATCAGCAAAGGCGGCCAGAACATCCATCAGGCGCGTGCGGCCCTGCGCTGGCGCTCGATTGTCAGGTGATATTCGATTTCGCGGAGAGGTAGCCGATAGGACCGCGCCAGCCCCTCGACTGTAAAGCTGTCCACTGACCGCGCGTTCGCCAGCATGGCCAGCATCTGCGAGCGCGCCGTTGCGATCGTGATGGCGCTGTCCTTGGCGTTGGTGCGTATTCTCACAACGCCGCCTCCCAATCCTGCATCCGGCGCATAGCCCGCTCCATGGCGCGACTTTCATCGTCGGTAAGCGCGCGGGTGCGTGACAGGGCGTCGAACTGGTCGAACTCGATCTTGGCGCGCAGGAACAGGATCGAGGGCGGTAGGCACGAACGCCGCGCCTTCCGCGGAGCCTCATCCAGCGCTGACTGCGTTGTGAGGGTCATGAGAGCGACAGGCGGATGCGTGGTTCCGGGCGCGCCTCTCCCCGCTCTTCCATCCGCGCGTATGGGCGATAGTCCGGCCAATCGATCATGAAGTCGCGTGACAGCTTTTTCATGACCTCCGGCGAACGGCGAACGGCCTGCGATGCCTGAATCAGACTGCGACCATCCTTCGCAAGGTCGGTGACATATGCGGCCAGCTTTGCGCGATTAGCGGAAATACCTGATTCCGCTGCGATCTGTGACCAGAGACGTGATGGACTATCCATGATATTTGCCTCTCGATTTGAGGATGCGAACAACCTCTGAAAGATCGACGCCATAGGAGCGCGACAGGCTGGCGGCGTCGAACGGGCCAGCGCTGGCGGAAATGTGATTGTCGAGCGCTGCGCCGCGCTTCATGGCGGCTTTGCGGGCGGCGGTGAGCGGGGCGGGCTTCATGCTGTGCCCCCAATCTTGGTAAAGATCAGACCCGACGCGCGCAGGGTGTTCAGCCGGTAGCGCAGCCCGTCATAGACCTGCCCCGCCGCCTCGATATCGCTGGCACCATCCGCAACCTCTTCATCGGAAATGGAGCGGTCAGCCAACGCCTTTGCGAGGAACATTTGTCCGCGCGCCGCACCAATCGGTAGATCATGGTCGGACGTGCAGACCGCTTCCTCTGGTGCCAGCTTGCCGCCGATCAGGTGGAACAGCGGCGCGAGACGATCCAGCCCATAGACTTCGCCCAACTTCATCACCGTGAGCATGGACAGTGCGCCTTTACGGTTGCGCGCATTGGCGACGGTCCCGGCTGAAACGCCAAGCCGGTCAGCCATGTCCTGATCGGTTTCGCCCTCATCGGACTGGACGCCGCAGATGATGCTGGCCACCGACGCAAGCATAGAAGTTTGTGTGAGCGGCAGTTTTTGCTGCAAGATTTTTGTGCGCTGCATCATTTAGAGATGCCTCCATCATGAGAAACACGATCATCAAAAGTCACGGGCGCACTGGAGAGGGGATCAGCGCGCCCGTGTTCGCCGGGCGCGGCGAAGGGCTGTGCGGTGCGGGCGAGGGCCAGCAGCAGGTCGCGGAAGGGGGCGGGGGTATGGATGCGCGGCGTGCTGTCAACGCCACCGCCCTTTGCCGCCACTTCACCGCGCCGCTTGGCGCGATCGATGCCGATGCGGGCCACAATTTCGGGATCAAGGCGCATTTCGCTCTTGCCCCAACGCAGTTCAGGCCGTGCCGTATCGACGGCATAGAGCCAGGTCGGCTTGCGCGCATGGTGACCGTAGCGGCCCTGTTCGACGCAGCACGTCCACCCAAAGCGACCGCCGCCGAGATAATCAGCAGCGACCCAGCCACCATGACGCGGCGGCTTTCTCAGCCCGAAATGCTCCCAGGCATGGGATTGCTCAGGATGCTCGATTACCCCGCCAAACTGGCGAACGACAGCGAGGGCAGCGGCGAAACACCCGCCATCGTCACCCTTGATCTTCCGTTCGCCGGTGCGCTTGATCCAGAGCGGTTGGCCGGCCCACAGCTTGCCCCACCGCTGGCACGGAGGATGCGCAACAACCGGATACGGCCCGTTATACAGCCGCGCGTCCCGCTGTTCATCCCATGCGTCCACATCGGGCATGTTCCAGTAAGCGCCATCGCGCTCGACATAAAGGGCGGCGACCATCATCTACCCCTCCCAACAAGCGCGCAGCCACAAGCCGACGATCACGCCGACAGGGATGGTGGAGAGGGTCCAGAGGGTGAGGAGGGTCATGCGAACAGCGCCCACACAAGCCACGCGACCAAGCTGACAATGATGGAGGCAAGGAATTGAACAATGCCTACAACATCAGCGCCGTAGCCCTGTTCGCGGCTCGGCAAGAACGCCCACACCAGCGATACAACGGTGAATATGGCAGGGATTGCCCACCAGCCTATCGTGATGGTCATACCACCGCTCCCTGCTTGGGTGTGCGGGCGGAGGGGGTGGCAAGTTGACGCTTCCAACCCTTCTGAGGCGGCCAGCTAACACCCCACAGGGCGAGTGTTTCGCGCGTCCATCCACCAGCCGGTGTGCGGGCTGCTTCGATCTCTGCGAGGGTGGGCCGCTGTGTCATGCCGCGACCCTCCCCGGATTGACTGGCAGGGCGTCGAAATCGGCGAGCGATACCCGGACGCCGCGAGCAGAAAGGCTTTCAGCAATTCGGATGCGCCAGATCGGCGGGACACCACGATTTACCTGCCGCCATTTCAGGCGAGCGGAAGCGGTTGCGCCGAGCGTTTCCGCCTCCCGGTCAACCACGGCCCATGTGATGGTCTCTTTTTGCATAGCGCTTTGATGGGACAAATTGTCCCCTGTGTCAAGGACAACGTGTCGCACGATTTAGCTATGTCGATTGGGCATAATCGTCCCATGACTGGATGGCTCGACGAAGGACAGTTCAACGATCAACTATGCGCGCGCACTCAGCGTTTGCGCATTGAGCGGGATTGGACGCAGCAGCAGATGGCAACCGCGATCGGCGTGCCATTTGAGCGCTACAAGAAATATGAGAGCCGCTCCCCGCTGCCGCCATATCTTATCCCGCGCTTTGCCCAGGTGGTGGACCGCTCTGTTGGCTATATCCTGACAGGCAAAGAGGAAAACGCTGCTAGAGGTCCGCGCAGGCTAGTCCGCACTGGGACGGACGGGTAGATGTTGGACGCAGTGTCATCTGTCATCATAGTTGGCTTTGTATGGCTGCTGTCGCGCGATATTCAGGCGCGGACAGAGCGCCGCCATCGCGCTTTGATCAACAAGTTGGATACGCTCATATCCTTATCCGAAAGCCAAAGGGGTATCCTGAAAGAGATAGCCGCAGGAAATGATGAACTTCGCACCCTTGACGCTGAGACTCGCGCTGTCGCTACAATCGAATTGATGGCGAGAAAACTAGGCGTGACAAAATAGCCGAAGCTGACATCCTGCGACCTACGCCAGCCCGCCCTTAAACCGGCGGGCATTTTTGTGCTTTCCTACATCTGACACGCCGGGATAGGTTCGCGCCTTGCGAGGCTGCGATGATTCGCGGCGGGGACAATTCGCCCTTTTTGCGCTGAAAATTAAAGGGACATTTTGTCCTTGACGAAGGGGACAGATTGTCCCATACATCATCCCACACCGAGGCACCGCCTCCAGAGGGATGATGAAGATGGGCAGTCCCATTCACAATTTCGCCAGCGCAGACACGGTGCCATGGCACGAACGCACTCAGGCCCGAATGATCTTCGCAAGCTGCATCGCCAGCCCGCCGCTGCGTAAGCGCATCAGCAATGTCTATGCGATGACGACCGACGAATACACCGCGTTCGACCGCGACGACAAGCGGGTCGAGGCGCTGGATATTCTGCACAATCAGGCGTTTCTCGAAGCCGAAGCGCTGGGCGGTCCACATGCCAAGGCTGCGGCTCTGTGCATCACCGTGGATCAGATGCTGGACGCGCTGGTTGATGCCAGCCGTATCGCGGCCAAGCTGGGGAGGGTGGCGTGAGTGATATGATCGACGCCTTCCGCGACCTGAAAGTCATGCGCGCCCGCGAACGCCAAGTGTTCGGAGTGCCATGTCCAGTTTGTCGCGAGAAGCTGCCCAAAGCGCATCCCAAGATTTTGAAGCCGGGCCAGCTTTGCCGCGCACACAAGCCATATTTCCGCGATCCACGGTCGGAACCCACCGGCGCTGAATGGACCGCTGCCATGAATGGTGAGCAGCTATGACCCGCATCACCCTCCCACCCCGCGACCGCGAAGAACCGGGCATCTGCATCCCCGACACGCCGTTTCAGAAGGTCGTGATCTTCGTTGGGTGCATCGTCCTTTTCTTTGGTTGGATGCTGGCCGTTCCTAATGTTTGAAGGAGTTTTGACGATGGCAAGTGTTGCAATAATCGACCAGCCCGCGACGGATATTGTCCCCGTCGCCAATGCCGCCGCAGCCGTTGTGCTGTTCGATCAGGCGAAGTTTGACGCCTTCTACGCCAAGCTGAAAGCAGATGTTGACGCGGTGCCGGTGGTTCTAACCACCAAGAAGGGCAGGGATGCAATTGCGTCCGTGTCTGCCAAGGTGCGCAGCGAGAAGGCCAGCATCGACAAGGACCGTCTGCGTCTGACCGCTGAATGGCGCAACATGACGGCGCAGGTCAACGGCGCATGGAACGGCATCAAGGAGCAGCTTGACGCGCTGGCCGTGGAAGCCCGCAAGCCGCTGACCGAATGGGAAGCCGCTGAGGAAGCGCGCAAGACCAAGTGCGATGAGATCATCAACCGGCTTGCCCGCGATGGCATGGTCAGCATTGACGATACCGCCGACGATGTGCGGGCGCGTGGCATGGCAGCCTATGAAACGGTGCTGGACCCGGCGCTATTCGGTGACAAGCTGGAAACCGCGCAGCAGGCGAAGGACCATGCGATCAGCCAGCTTAAGGCAGCGCTTGCCCGGTTGACGCGGGAGGAAGCCGAACGCGCCGAACTGGAGAAGTTGCGCGCCGAAGCTGCCGAACGCGCCGAGGCTGAGCGGATTGCCGCCGAACTGGCAGAGGCGGAACGCGCAGAAGCCGCCCGCATTGAGGCTGAACGTGTCGCGGTGGAAAAGGCGAAGGCAGAAGCTGAGCAGCGCCGGATTGCGGCTGAGCAGGCAGAGTCCGCACGGATTGAACGCGCCAAGGTCGAAGCCGCCGAACTGGCTCAACGGCAGGCGCAAGAGGCCGCTAAAGCCGAACAGGATAAGCGCGACCGGGAACATGCCCGACAGCTTGCAGAAGCGCAGGCAGAGCGTGACCGGATCGCTGCGCAGGAAAAGGCGCGGATAGCAGAACAGGAGGCTGCTGCTGCTGAACAAGCCAAGCGCGACGCCGACCAGAAGCACCGCACCGCTGTCATGCGCGCAGCCAAGGAAGCGATCATGACGGCAGGGGTGGATGAGGAAACAGCGAAAAAGATCGTCTTGCTGATCCGCGCCAATGAAGTCCCTCATGTCTGGTTGCAGTTCTGACATGCCGATACGCACTCGCACCATGCCGCCTCAGGATGAGCTTGCCCGTCTATTGAGATACGATAAGGAAACAGGGAATCTGTATTGGATGGAGCGCCCTGGAAGTAATCGCTTCAACGGCGCGCGTGCTGGCAAGATAGCAAGTCACGAGGGCCGTCTCGGCTACATGATTGTGACCATTTATAACAAGCACTGGATGGCGCATCGCATCATATGGAAGCTGATCTATGGACAGGAGCCAGCAGAGGTAGACCACATCAGTGGGCGGCGAAACGATAATCGCCTTAGCAACCTTAGAGCGTCCGATCGCCAAACCAATATGCGAAATCTGCGCACGCGCAAGGATAATTCATCCGGCCACATTGGCGTCAACAGAACAGTCGATGGCACTTGGCGAGCATACATCAATGAGGATGGCCGCTTTAGGAATCTTGGTCATTTTAAGACTTTTGACGAAGTCTGCCGAGCCCGTGTTGCCGCGCAGAATCGCCTTAATTTTCACCAAAATCATGGCCGTAAAGCAGCCACGGAGATGCTTCATGGATAATCTGAACCCCTTCGCCCTCGATTACGTCGAGCCAAAGCAGGACGATATTTTTGATGCTTTCGACCGGGAGCGGATCGACGCGCCTAAGCCGGATCATCAACCGGCGAAGGCTGCGGCTCCTAAGAAGGAGCATTCCGGCAAGCGCGGCATGGTCATTCACGACCAGTTCGAGCAGGGCAGCGAGGCATGGTTGCAGGCGCGGTGCGGGTTGCTGACTGCCAGTGAAATGAAGCTGATCATCACGCCCACGCTCAAGATCGCGAATAACGATAAGGTGAAGCTGCACCTTTACGAACTGCTGGCACAGCGCGTGAACAACTATGTCGAGCCGCATTTCCAGTCCTACGACATGGAGCGCGGCAACTTCGATGAAGAACATGCGCGCGGAAAATATCGCGAGACATACGCGCCGGTCACTGAGTGCGGCTTCATCACTAACGACAAATGGGGCTTCACGATCGGCTATAGCCCCGATGGCTTAGTCGGTGATGACGGGCTGATCGAGTGCAAGAGCCGCGTCCAGAAGTGGCAGATGAAAACGCTGGTCGAGAACGTATCGAAGGGTGAAATCCCTGACGATTACGTGATGCAAATCCAGACGGGCCTGCTCGTTTCGGAGCGCAAGTGGTGCGACTTCATCAGCTACTCAGGCGGGATGGTGATGCCGGTGGTCCGCGTATTCCCGATCCCTGAAATTCAGGACGCGATCCTTGCCGCCGCCGCTGATTTCGAGGCGCGATTGGCCGACGCCCGCGCAGTTTACGACAATCTGATCGCCTCCGACGCGAGGTTGATCCCTACTGAAAGGTTGATGCAACTATGAGCCTGCTAACCGAAGCCCTGGCACCTCGTTCGGACCAGCTTAACGCCGACGACCTGATTGCAGGCCCGCGCGTTATCACCATAACGAGCGTCCGCGCCGTCAAGGATGGCCGCGAAACAAAACTCGTTCTCAATTATGAAGGCGACAACGGAAAGCCATTCAAGCCCTGCAAAACCATGGGCAGGGCGATGGTCTTGGCATGGGCTATCACGCCAGACAACTTTGAACAGGAATTCCCCGGCAAGTCGATCCGCGTGTATCGTGACCCCGAAGTGACGTTCGGCGCGGATGGCAAGGTCGGCGGTATCCGTATCAGCCATATGTCGCATATCGACGGCCCCAAGACGATCAAGCTGACCGTATCGCAGGGCAAGAAAAGGGACTTCACCTTTCACCCGCTGGTCAGGGAAGCGCAACGCAAGCCCGATCCCAATGCCGCCGCCAATTGGGCAAACGAACACATCGCCCGCCTTGGCCAGATCGACACGCCGGAAGCACTCGCCGCGCATATCGAGGCTGGCGCGAAGTCGGTTGCTAAGCTGGAGGCGACCCGACCCGACCTGCACACCAAGGTCATTGAAGCCTATGAAATTCGCCGCGACATGCTGACCCCGTTGGATGGCAAGCCGGAAAGCGAAACGGGCGAGGGGTTTACCGATGATGCGGACTTTCCCGCATGACACGCCAACGCCTAGGCCGCCGACAGAAGGCGATCCTTGACCGCCTCGGTCATGGCGATTGGGTCAAGGGACGTGCGCTGGCCGATGATGTGGGCGTGCTGCCTACGATCATATTTAACTACGTCACTCGGCTTCGTGATCGCGGCTTCGAGATCGAAGGGCACAACGTGCGCGGCTACCGGCTTGCCCGCCGCACAGCAGCATAAGGAGGAATTGCCATGTCGTTTTTAGGACTGATGACGGTGCGGGCGCATAGGGCGGTGGTGGCTGAGTTGCGGGCAGACCGCGATTCCATTCACAAAAGCTATGGTGCCAAGCACGATGCTCTACTGAGGGCGCTCCAGGAATTGAGTTTCCAAAAGGGTCAGGTCGCCAATCTCTCGCGTCGCAAGGATGAGGAAACAGTTCGCGCCGACCTTTCTGAGCAGCGGGTGGTCTCGCTGCTGGACACGATCGATGCACTGACCCCCGACGCCCAAAAGTGGCGCGACCGCAAGCAGGCCGACCGGGATTATCGGGCGAATAAGCGGAGGGCTGGGTGATGGGCTGCGACATCCATCTCTACATCGAACATGCGCACCCCCAGCCTGACGACAAAAAGCTATATTGGCAAAGTTTAGGCGGGCGCATCAATCCAGGTCGTGACTATGACCTGTTCGCCAAGATTGCAGGCGTGCGGGAATATTCTGACCAGCCAAGCAAATGCTTGATCCCGCCGAAGGGTAGTCCAGTAGATTTAGGCTGGTCAGCAGCCGACGATGACCGGTTTCGCATCATCCCCGATGGGGAAGAAGAAAGCGGCGAGCGAGAGGTTAATCGCAGCCGAGCGGAAGAGTGGATCAAGTATGGAAGCCACTGGATAGCCCTTGACGAGGGCAGGCCGGAATATTGGGTTTCTGACCCTGATAATCATTCGCACACATGGTTGACGCCGCAGGAATTTCGCGCCGCGTTAGAGGCCCCACGCGATCCGGCATGGGGCATAGACGCTGAGTATTTCGCAGTTTTGGCGGCAGTCGAAGAACTAGTGAGGCACGGAAAGATGGCCCGCCTCGTCATCTGGTTCGACAACTGATCGCCTAACCGCTCCCCGCAAGCAATCCTCCCCGACGCGGGCCGCGACAAGCGGGGTTGGGGAGGGAAAGGAATTGAGACCATGAACGTAACGACCATCAAGAAGGCGCGCGACGAAGCTAAGCGGTTTCTGGACTTGCTGCCCGATGCGTTGACCCATGAATCGAGCGATAACCGCATTTGGCCATCGCCAGCACGTTCAGCATTGCGACGCGCAAGCATGGATTTGACCCGCGCATTGGCTGACCTTCGGAGGCCATCGTGACCCGCGCCCTAGCCTCCCAACGCGAGGAAACGTCACGCTGGGCATCGGTGCATCTGCGCGGTGATCGTAACCCGGAGATTGCGCTCACAGACCGGCGCGTAAGGCGCGGGGTCGGCACGGCTACCACTGTGCGGCGCATTGGCAAGGGGGACGCGCATGTCTGGGAGTGATGAGCCTCTATTCGACCCGCGCAATTTCGCGCGCATGGTTGATAGCCAAATGCACCGCAGGGGAGTGCGGCAGCGCGAGGCCGCCGATCAGATCGGAGTATCACGGGCGACGTTGTGCCGTCTCTTGGCGGGGAAGGCACCTGCCGTTGAGACGTATCTGCGCGTCAAGAAATGGATCGAAACATGACCGCCAAAATCCTCCCGCTCCGCCCGCGCAAGCCCGTGCAGGCGCAGGGCGATGAATGTCGCTGCATTTCCTGCCGCTCCGACCTGGCGCGCGTGGTGCCGTGCGAGAACAAGGACAACGACCATGAACAAGGGTGATATTCTAGAGTTGGCTGAGCGGGTTGAGGCGCTGGAGGGGGCAGATCGCGAGGTTGACGCGGCGATTACAGCGGCAAGAGGGTACAAGATCATCCTTGATGATGGTGGGCTATCATTCTTCTACAATCCGCGCGTCCGCATGGGACGAGAAACTGTACCCGCTTTCACCGCCAGCCTCGACGCGGCCATGACGTTGGTGCCGGAAGGGTGGTGGGTGCAGCATGTCGGACATTGTAGATCAGGCTGGCGTTGCAGGGTTGAAACAAACGGCCCGCCATCGATCAGCATCCCGACAGGTGCGATGCCGGTTAGCGAAACACCAGCCCTCGCCCTAACCGCCGCCGCCCTACGCGCAATCGCCGCCACGATGGAGGATGGTCATGGGTGATTTGGACTTGATAGGCCGGCTAACCAAGTTCTGCGACGAGTGGGCCAAAATGCGGTCGAAGGGTGATGATATTTACGGCCTGCATATGGGTGAAGATAGGGAGGCTGTTCTGTGCGCTTCCGACATTCGCCAAGCAGCCGACGAGATCGCGCGGCTTCGGGAGGCTTTGGGGGTTGCTGACGCCGCTATCAAGGAATGGTTCCGGTATCTCCATGGCGGTGAGATGCGCGGATCATATGACGGAAAGCCGGAACGTGAGCAACTTCGCAAGGCTGGATACGTCACTACCGCCGCCCTCCAGCACAAGGAGCCGCAGGGATGACGAAGCTTGAAGAGATTGTATCCGATGTCCGTCATGCCATCGAAGATATGCCATATTTCGACGAGATTGAGTATGATTGGAATACTAATAAAACCCGCCCCATGACGCTTTTGGAGTTTTACAAGGGAACTTGGCAAGGACACTATGCCGACCTCTTGTTTGCCGATGTTGCAAAAGTAGCCACCCGCGCCGTCCTATCCGCCCTCAAAACCCCGACGCCGGGGATGATCGAGGCGGGGCAGGCGGCTTGCGAATGGGTCAAGGGCGATGAGGCTGCGGACATCTACCGCGCCATGATCGACGCTGCGGAGGGGGGGTGACATGGGGGCCTCTCCTGCTGACTTGGACCGCCGCTTATCGCGCAAGATCGAAGGGGAAAAGGCGATCCAATTGACCGCCGCCGACCTTGCCTTACTGGTAGAGAGCGGCGCAATCGCTACATTCCGGCACTTTGTCGAGAAGCACCAGAGGGACCAATGCCGAGCAAGAAACGTCCGAAGCCGCTCTATCAACGGGGGCGCTACTCTCTCCACAGGCGAGAGGACAGGGCGAACCTCGAAATCGTCTGGTATGACGATAGTAGAAAGCGCGAACGAAGCGCTAGCACAGGTTCATCAGACCTTGGGAAAAGCCGGGCGGCACTAGATCGGCTCTATCTGGCTGACACTGGCCACCGCCTTTGCCCAACATGCAACAGGCCATGGGATCATTCAGGTTCGCCGCTCCTGTTGCGCGCAATCAATGACTACCTGATCCTATCGGAGGCCAAGGCAGGCATATCGAGCGCGCGCAATCGCTTGGGCCATGTGACGGACTACATCGCCGCGACGGACCACACGATCACTTGCGCGGCGATAGACCAGCGCTGGATCGATGGTTTCCGCAAATGGTTTGCAGCGAAGCCGGTCATCAAGGGCGGCACGACGCGCGCGCGCTCCCTCACCCATATTGAGGGCAGCGTGATGCAACTCGCAGCGGTCATCAATTCCACGCCGGGGGAGCGTGCGCAGTTCAAGGCGGAGCAGCTAAAGACGGTCGCAAACAGCCCGACATACCGCGCTGACATTGAGACGATCGCGCGCATGTTTGAATTCTGCCTGCACCCCACAGGAGGACGCAGCGCCAAAGAGAACGCTATGATAGCAGCGACACGGGAGAACCTGTTGCGCTTCCTCAGAATGGCCGTCGCAACGTGGGCGCGACCAGAGGCGATCATGGCAGTGCGATCCGACCAGTGGCATAGCGCCCCGCGCGTCCTGAACCTCAACCCGATCGGCCGCAGGCAGACGAAGAAATACAACCCGACAATCCCCATCGCGCGGCAGTTCGCGCCATGGCTAGATGGTTTCGAAGGCAACTGGATCAATGTCTCATCGATCCGCCACGGGTGGGATTCGATGGTGACCGCGCTTGGCTTGCCGGGCAACGGGCAGGCCGGGCAGAAATTGATCCGTCGCAGCATGGCGACCATCGCGCGCAAGAGGATCGGGGAAGCCAATTGGGTGCAAGGGCAGATGATGCTTGGCCACGCCAAGCACAGTGTCAGCGACATTTATGCGCTGCCTGATCCAGCCAATTTAGGGCTGGCGCTGGCTGTAACCGAATCGATCATTGACGAAATAGAGGCGCTAGCCCCCGGATCATACCGCAGTTTTACCGCAGGCGGCTTTGCATTATCTGTTGTGGATGGAGGTAAAAGTGGCTAA